CCTCTTTGTTTAAATCCGGCTGGTAAGTTTGATAATGTTCCTGCGTCTAATAACTGTCTTAATGCAGAAGTTGCTGTTCTTGATAATCCACCAATCATATGTATTAAACCAAAACCATAAAAACCTAGTCCTGGTAAAAATTTAAAATGTACAAAATAGTGAATAGCTTTTTTTAATGGATCACCTATTTCATAGTTTCTTCTGATTGATAAAACTTCTCTAGAATTTTCTTCAAGAGTTACAATGTATGGAAGTTTGATTCCTGTTGGCTCTCCGTCTTGTCCAGAATCTTCAAAACCTTCAAGATCTAAATGAACATGACACTCTAAAATATTAAATGTATCATCGTCTCTTCCTTTTGTTCTTCCTTCTAACTCTCGTTCTTTTTTCTCAACTTCAGTTTCATTTGCTGGTCCTGGTTGTAATTCTATATCTCTGTAAAAACCAGAAACTTGTTTTTTTCTTAAATCATTTTCAGATGTTTGCACCCGATGAATGATAGATTCCGCATCTTCTAATGAGGTAGCAGCGTACGGAACAATCAAATCATCTGCGGGAACAAATTTAGAAACAGCTGTTTGTGCTGCTTCGTCGTAGTAAACTTTTTTAAATGCAGATCCTGCTAATGGTAAATGAAATAATAATGAATCAAAATCAGGTTCATAGTCCTGCATCTTTTCCATAATTTGATAGTTCATAAAATCTTTTACACGAACTGATTGTTGATCTTTTTCTGGAGTAGGCATTCCTAAAACTTGAGTTCTTACTGGGCCATCCGCTGGTAATAATTCTTTATAAGCTAAAGCTTGAAATTGTGTAACAGCTTCCGCTAGCACAGGGTGAGTTGCACCACTTGCACCTTGGAAAGGCTCTGTTCTGTTGTCGTATTTAAAACCTAATAAATCTAAACCTTCTCTATAAGTTCTCTCCCAATCTCTTCTAGAATTTTTATAGTCTTGATAATTTTGATAAAGAGTTGAACCTAGTCTTCCTAAAACGTCATCAGGTAAGTGTTCTGCTAAGTTGTCGTAATGGTTTTGTCCACCTTCAACAGATCCAATAGCTGGATCATAATTTATATCAACTGAACCGTCTTCGTTTTCAGTTACTTCTACAGGTTCACCCGATTCAACAATTTTCTGTTGCTCTTCTTTTTCAGAGATTTCTAACTCTTCAGGTGATGGTACTTTTATTTCTTGCTCTACGTTTGGTAGAGTCTTGTCTACGTCTGCCATTTATTTTCTCCAATCTTACAGGTTTAACAGTATTATAATTAATAAGCAACCCCTGTGGGTCAGGTCCTGATTTAGGGGGTATTGTTTTAGTTAATTTCATCTTCTATTGCCTTAATTGTTGCGTCATCTACATCGTCGAGATCGGCTACCGTTCCGTCTTGATCAAAAACAGCTTTGCCCTCTTCATATTCATCCGGTGATTGAATTGCTTTTTGGGTCTCGAGGCCTTCATCTTTAACAAACGTTTCGCCTTTTCTAATCACAAATTCTGATCTATCTTCGATTGTATCGTAAGATTTATCTCCATAGCTAGCACTACCCTCTACGTCTCTAGTAACTCTAATATCACCAGTAGTTAAATCTTCTGCCAGTTCGTATGAAGCTCCGTCTTTGCCTTGATACAATGTTATCTCCTCTCTTTCTTTTGTACTATATTTATCTGCCTTTTTACCTAATAATTTAATTTTGTCAACGAGCGTCATTAGTTTATCTACACCAAGTTTAAAACCTTCTTGAACCGCTGGAGTTTTTGCAGCCGGTGCTATGAACTTACCTAGATAAGGAATTAAAGCTAATATGCCTGCTAGCTTACCTGACGTTTTCATGAAATCTCTTCTGCCTGGATTTTTTAATCCTTTTTTCTTTGGTCCATCGGCAAGACCTAATCTTATAATACCACCTTCAGCAGCGCCTTGTACATCTTCGCCAAACTCTTCTTGTTCTTTTAAATATTCTTTTTGTTCTTCTGGTGATAAAGCATCAAACTCTTCTTGAAATTTTAAGGCTGAATCTACAAGAGCGGATATACCCATTAATCCTAAACCAACAGGTGTTCCTGCTCTAATAGCTTTTAATGGTAAACCTAAATTTAAAATTCTTTGTATTGCAGGATTTTTAACAGCTTCTGCTCCTAAGCTTGCAAGAGGTAGACCTGCGTAACTCAAAGGATTTCTTAAAGTTTCTTCTACTCCTTCTTCTCGTACTTGCGATCCTACACCACCAGGTATAAACGTTTCACCAGCTAAAACACCTAATGGTGTTCCTAAAGTTGTTAAACCTTTTAATAATCCTTTTGCTGCTTTGCCATAAACACTTCTTCCTTTTTTTGTTCCTAATGGTGCAACGGCTGCTGATCCAACTGCAACCTCTGGTAATATGCTATCTGCATCTTCAACACCAGGTTCATCTGCTTGTGCAAGAGTAGTTATAGCTGCTGCTCCAGCTGTGCCAGCCATTACTTTAGTTGCTAGAGGTCCTACTTTAGGAATTTTTTGTAAAGCTTTTAGATACAAACTATCTCTGGCTTCTGGTGTGCCAGCGACATCTTTAAATATTTTTACTCTTTCAGATGTAGTAGCCTCCATTAATCTTTTATCAAGACCAGTGAAATTTTCTGATTTTGTAGCTGCTATAGATCCTAATTTAGGATTTTTTGTAGTTTCAAAATTTTCCATAGCTTGTTGTAATGTTTTGTTGTATGGATTTTTAAGATCAGGTAGTCTTAGAGTTTCAGGATTAATATTTACTTTTCCTTTATTGATATCAAAAGAACCTATTCTGTATCCTGTTTTTCTATTAAACTCATCTTGTAATTTATTAGCTTTCTCTAACAAATCAGCTTGCGCAGGACCACTAACTAATTGTGCTTTTTTTCTTAAATTATTAATTTGAACATCATACGTTCTCTTATACTCATTTAAATTATCTTTAACATATTCTATTCTAGAAAAATTCTTTTTGTAATTTGGAAAATCTTTCATCATAGCTTTGATGTCGGTATGATCTCCAGCTACATTAAAATCAAAAGCGTTCATCATACTAGCTGTTCCTTGAATAAGATTTTGATCAGCTTTAGGTAATCCTAATAATTTAGCCATAGAAATATTACTTATCGCTCCACTTTGAGATGTAAGATTTATAAAGTTTCTTTGAAACTTAGTATCTAAATAATTTTTAGGTGGTTTTATTTTTGAATAGAGTTCAGGTTCATATCTTTGTTCTTGACCTGCATATAAGTGACCAAGCTTCCTTAATCTTGAAACAAGTTCTCCTTCAGCTTTTGCTATATTTTTTCCTGTTGCAGCCGCGTATTCTGCTAATATATCTTCTTTCAATACTCCTGAAATTTTATCAGATGTTTTAAGTTCAGGAGTTGCTTTTATAATTTTATCTAAAGCTTTTACATCGCTAAATATTTTCTTATGTCTGCTTTGTATAAAGTCTCCTAGATTTTGACGATCAACAGAACCTCTGACAAAGTTGCTCGACATCCTTAATTCTGGATTAACCGCATTAATACCTTTAGCTATAGCATTAGCATTATCCACATCAGGATTTTTATCAATAAATTTTTTTATTAGATTATCTCTAAACTTTTCTTCTTGAGGAGTGTATTGACTTAAAGGATTTTTAATTATATTTTTTATTTTACCTTCTTCCTGTAAGTCAGCCATTAATTTTGTAACATTTTTAAAACCTACTTTTTCTTTTGAACCAGAAGGATTAATAAGTTTTTCTTCTACAAGTTTTTCATAAATTTGTTTATCAGTTAAAGTTTTTGCTAACTGAGCAACTCTTTTTCTAATCTTTGGAACCTCACTTATTTGTGTTCCTCTATAAACAAAGTCATCTGGAAATTGTTTTTTAATATAATCACCAGTTTGTAAGGGTGTTAAATCAACGTCAGCTTCTTTTGCAATATCTTTTAGTCCACCTTTAAATAAAGTTTCACCATCATCTATTCTTTTTTGTAAAAAATCATCTAACTTTTGATATTCATCACGTCTTAATACTCCTGGATTATTTCTATTTTTAAATTTTGTTTTTGCTCCTGCTCTTTGACTTAAATTTAAATCTTTTCCCCAATCTTTACCTGGATAGTTTTTCTTAAACCAATCTTTCATTTCATCAGGTATGGCTTTTGCTTCTTTTGGTTTTTTAAATTTAAGAGCTTGTTGAGGTGTTGCGTATTCTGATTTTTTTAAATATTTTTTAATTTCTCTATCACCACTTCCTGCTCCTTCTTTAATTTCAGATATCATAGGAACCCTACCATTTTCTTTTTTAAAATTTGCAGCGAAGTCTTTAAGTTTCTTTTCGGCTGCTTTTTGTCTAAGTATGTTTTTATTTTTAGCTGGATCTACTTTTAAATTTTTTTCAGCATATATTCTTGCTCTTACCCTAGAATTTATTTTATTTCTTGCATCTGCATCAAGCTCTGGCCAGTTTTTACCAAAGTCTTTCTGTGCTTCTTTGTTAAGTAAAGGTAAAATATTAGATGTACCACCTTGACCAAGTTCGTTTCTCTGAATGTAATCTACAGTCTCTTCTTGAACAGCTCCTGGATAATTAAAAAGAAATTCTCTTAAACTATCTTTTCTTCTTTGTTCTATTACGTCTTGTGGTTTTGGTTGTGGTAAAGTGTATTCTTTTGATTCAAGAAACTGGCCGACTTTCATGCCCCAAGTATCTGGTGTTCCAAACTCGACAGCCATGTTATACTCCCATTAAGTAGCTAAGACCGCCAGTAGCTTTTTCATCTCTAGGTGGTTTAACATCTTCAATTAAATCAAATTGATCTTCTTGTAAAAAACCATCAGCTGCTTTAACTTCATTCTCTGAAACATCAATGATGCCATCTAGTTTATCAAGTTTATCATTATCTCTTTTGTAGAATTTATTAAAAATATTTAACGGATCCATTTCTGCTGTTCCGCCTCCTCTTAAATCATCATAGTTAGATAAACTTTTTTTAACCTCATCTGGTAAATTTATTCTATCATCTTTTAATAAAATTTTTCTAATGACGGCTCTTCGTTTACCTTCTTGAACTACATCTTTACTAGGACCACGCATAAGGCCTTTAAATATGTCTTCTAAACCTTTATCCATAGTGTCATAAATATCTTTTTCTTTAAGGTTAATTTCTTTATCTACACGTTTAAGCTCTCGTAAATTTTTACCCATTGGACTGTTTGGATTTATTTTTGGATCTAAACCTAAATCTTCTTGTAAAGACATAATACCTGCCTCATCAACTTTTTTACCTGTGTTGATATCAACCACGTCTGCAGTGTCTTTTACCTCGATACCTTCTTTTTTAATATTGCCTGTTTGTTTATTTCTAGCTCTTAATAACTGTTCTGCGTTCTCTAAGAAATTCATTTGCTCTCTAGTGTTTTTACTACCAAACATAAATGGAGCATACTCCATAATTTTTTCGTCGATTGTTTCTACTAGCTTCTCATCTTTAAAAGCATCTGGAGAATACATGTTTTTTGTCGGGGCATTAGTGTCGAGCTGCTTGGGCTTTACAACATTAGATCTTGTGCCAATAATTTGATTGATAAAGGATTTACCATACAGCTTTTCTAAAACTGCTAAGATTGCCATTCCTATATTTTTTGCTGCCATTAGTAATAAGTCCTTTTGTTTTTAACAACTTGTTCGTCTTTTAGATCGTCAGGATGCAATACAAAGCCACCCTGTCGAAATCGCATGATAGCTTGGGTTGTCGAGTCAACCAAATCGTCATGATCCCCAAATGGAAAGGCCGCACACTCCTCGATCACTTCTTCGGCAAATTCCTGATTAGGAGCATATATCATACCACTTTCAAATAAAGGTGCAACAGAATTTACCCTGGTGTGCTTGTCATTGCCTTTAGATGGAACGAAGTTTACTACAGGTATACCCATTTTTCTAAGCTCATCAGTCAGAGGTTGACCAGATGCTTTGGCTTCAACAATAACTGTATCAGGATCCCAATACCTCCATTGCTCGTAAGCCAC